TGTAATTTCAAAAACAAAATTATTGACCCCCTACATAGTAGGACGACGGTAGTTGAATTCAATGTCCGAGGTCAAACAAAGCAACAACTGGCGGGAGCATTTTTCAAACGCTGCCAAGATATTCTCACACGCGAGGAGGTCACCTACGATAACCGAGTTGTGGCAGAGGTCGTCCAAAAGTATTTCCCCGACTTCCGAAGGACCCTCAATGAATTGCAACGTTACAGTAGCACAGGGTCTATCGACACTGGCATTCTGGCGACGTTAGGTGATGCTAATATCAAAGACTTGACCATTGCTCTAAAAGAAAAGAGTTTCAAAGATGTCAAGAAATGGGTCACCCAAAATCTTGATAGTGATCCCTCTGCTATCCTTCGCAAGATTTATGATAATCTTGCAGACCTTATGGATGGTCCCTCTGTTGCTGCTGCAGTGCTTATCATTGCAGAGTATCAATACAAGTCTGCCTTTGTTGCAGACCAGGAGATCAATCTCCTTGCTGCCCTTACTCAAATTATGTTGGAGTGTAATTTCAAATGAGCGTAAAGAATATCCGTTTTATCAGCGGTGAGAATGTTATTGCAGATCTCCTTGAGGAGAAGTCTGATAGTATTGTGATTCAGGATGCCATTGTCGCAATGCCTATGGATGCTGAGGGCACTAAACTTGGATTTGCTCCTTGGGCACCACTTCAAGATCCAGAGATTGCTGAGTTGGAAGTTGCTCGTAGCATGGTAATGTATATCACCGAACCCGCTCCTAATCTGGTTGATCAATACAACAATATGTTTAATCGCATCAAAGTTCCTGAGAAAAAACTTATTCTTTGATGAAGAGAGTTAAAACTACACCAGAGAATGTAAACGAAGCAAATGATGCTTTGTTTCATGCTACAATGAATTTGCCTACTGCTGCAAAGCATTGTGGAATGACCGAGAAGGAAATGAAACTGACCTTCTGGGAATACTTGAAATACCATCAACCTGATTATGAAGTCCCTGAAAACACCATTACGCTACCCAGGGGGTAAGTCTCGTGCTGTCAAAAAGATGGCACAGTTTTTCCCAAACATGAGTGACTGCAAAGAGTATCGTGAGCCTTTCCTTGGGGGAGGATCAGTTGCTTTGTGGATGACTCAAACATATCCACATTTGGACATATGGGTCAATGATTTGTATGAGCCACTCTATAATTTTTGGTGTGAATTGAGAGATAACCCACATGAAATTAAAAACCAACTGCTCCAACTTAAACAAAGGCACCCTGACCCCACTTCCGCAAAAGTTCTTTTCTTGGAATCTAAAGAGTATCTCACTCACGGAATCCGACAAACTGATGCTACGGCTCGTGCTGTCGCTTTCTATATTGTTAACAAGTGCTCTTTTTCTGGTCTCACTGAGTCCTCATCCTTTAGCAGGCAGGCGTCCGACAACAACTTTACCTTCAGGGGAATTGAGAATCTACTTCACTACTCCATGATCATCAAAGACTGGAAAATTACTAACAAGTCCTATGAGCAACTCCTTACTGATGACAAAGAGTGTTTCACCTACCTTGATCCCCCCTATGAGATTGGAAGTAATCTCTATGGGAAGCGAGGCAATATGCATTCCCAATTCAACCACGACCATTTTGCTATCAAGTGTGACCGCTTTGTTGGTCCTCAACTTATATCTTATAATTCGTCTCAACTCATTCGTGAGAGGTTTGAAGAGTATGAAGCGGCAGAATTCGACCACACCTACACCATGCGATCCGTGGGATCCTACATGAATGAGCAAAAACAACGCAAGGAATTACTTCTTCTAAACTATGGCATTTGATGAAAGGTATCCGCTGAAGGATTATCTAAACTCCATTAATTACACAAAGAAGAGTGTGATGGAGTCTGATGATCCTGCTTGGGAAAAGAAGTATCCTGCATACATTGTCAACAAGTGTATGTCGCATCACCTAGACACAGTGATGTATGCCAATGAGATGAATATGCATCAATCTCTTGACAACAAATTACAGTATGATTTCTTTATAAATATCGTCAGGTCTCGTAAAAGGTTTTCGCCTTGGGACAAAAAAGAGAAGGTGAATGATTTGGAAGTTGTCAAGCAATACTATGGTTATAGTAACGAAAAGGCAAGGCAGGCTCTTAACATTCTAACTCCTGATCAACTTAACTACATCAAAAATAAACTGAATAAAGGGGGAAAGAAAAAATGAGTGAAGATCTTCAATGGTCTAAAGAGTCTATGGTTAGAGTATCCTTGAAAGAGCCTGATGACTTTCTCAAAGTCCGTGAGACACTGACTCGCATTGGTGTTGCTTCTAAGAAAGAGAAGAAGTTATATCAATCATGTCATATTTTACATAAGAAGGGACAGTATTTTATTGTCCACTTCAAGGAATTGTTTGCGTTGGATGGGAAGAAAGCAAATTTATCTTTGAATGATATCCAACGGAGAAATAAAATTATTCAACTCTTATCTGACTGGGGTCTGATCGAGATTGTTGATACAGATAGCGTTGCAGATACTGCACCTCTGAGTCAAATCAAAGTCATCTCATTCAAAGATAAGGGATCTTGGGTTTTAGAATCCAAATATAATATTGGCAAAAGGAAGGTAGAGAAAGAAACTGTAACTAATTGATATGAAATTACTTTGTCTTTACATTGCAGATCGTCATACTAACATGACGTATGCAAATGGTCCTGAAATTAAATATGTTTCTTTTGATAGACTTTATAATGAAAGAAATCATGGATTAACAAATTTCTATCAATGGAAAGAGGTCCTAGAGTCTTGGGGTTGCACACCCGAAGAATTAGATGCAATTGTCTACATCAATGAATACCATGCATTTAAAAATGGTGAGTTAGATGATATCGTCCCAGACGAATTTCGTTGCATAGAAAACTGCTGCGACACATATGTGGTAGATAAGCACATGGCAATGATGTATAGTGCTTGGCCAATCAAACAGACCGATTCTGCATATGTGTTTGATCGTTTTGGTAATGATGATAGATGCTATTCTGTATTTAAGGATGGTGAAATTGATCGAGATCTATGCACCTGGGAATACAATGGAGGATCTGCATACAATCAGTTGAGGAATATTGCTATGCAAATTCTTCCTGATTATGATGAAGCTGATTTATATTCTGTTGCTTCTCAATTAGTTCCTTTTGGTTTAGTTGATTCGGATCATGCTGAGATGTTGAGAGGCACTCCATATACGAATGCTAATCTGGTATGGGATTATACAAGATGGAAGAAAGATTGGCATGGGGATAACTTCGATCTTAATTATCTTAAGACCTGTCATTCTCATACCGTCGAATCTATTGTAGACAAAATTTCTTCCGATCCTGGAAGTGATGCTCTAGTTGTTGGGTCATTGACTCAAGATACTATGTTGAATTATGCGCTGCAGACTTGTAAAAAGGATGTGACGATTCTTCCTCATGGTGATGAGACGGGTCTCAGTCTCGGTGGTATTGAGTGGTTGAGAAGAAAACTAAATCTTGATTATGAATTTGATGGAAGTGCTTTCCCATTCATGCAGCAAGACGAAGGCACAGAAGAAGTCAGTGACTCTATGCTTGATATGGCAAGAGATGCATTACTCACTGAAGCAGTAGTTGGATGGTATCAAGGACAGGGAGAGATTGGAAACAAAACTCTGGGTCATCGATCAATCTTGAGACCTGCTCTCAATAATGAGTATCTTTATCTCATGGACAATATCAAATCGAAGCAGAAGTTTCAGCGATATCGTCTAGTTGTCCTTCAGGAAGATGTTGATAAGTATTTTGATTATACTGGATCAGCACCGTATGGTAACGTGACTGTGCCTGTGAAGTATGATGGTCTTGAAAATTATACTAGACCTGACGGCATGGCAACAATTCAAACTGTAGATGGTGATGATAGTCTTGCTAAACTTCTTAGAAAGTATAAAGAGAAGACTGGAGAATCTGTATTGATGCAGACAGGACTCTGCACTAAAGGCAAACCTCTTGCAGGGAAAAAGTGGCAAGCGAGTAATATCTTGCTTACAACACCTATGGATGCTTTGGTCATTGGAGATACCATTATCACTAAATAGAGCTGCCTTGCTCTCTTTAAATGACTGAAGATAAATCTAAAGTCGTTGAGAAAGAGGCAGACGATAATGATAAGAGTGAAGTTCTTGGTAATTTAGTGAAAGTTGTTGTGCTTATATGGTCTGCTTCTCTACTCACATTTAGTTACGTTAGACTTCCTAACGGTCAAAAGATCTTGGATTTCGATCCAACATTTATAGCATCCGTGTTTTCTGGTTCTTTAGCTGCCTTCGGACTCAGCCCTGCTAGGTCTGGTGGTGCTCCTAAGAAAGCACCCGAGATCAAGAAGAAGGAAGAAACTCCAGAACCTAAGGTATAATCATGCAAAAAGCAATTAATGTTATCGCACTACTATCTGGTCTCACCTCTTTGGGTGTGATCGGATTATTTGGATATGTGCATTTCAACCAGGATGCCTGGCGTGCAGAAGCACGCGAGAGGTTGACTGTGATTATCACTGAAGGTGTTACTGAGGCTCTTCCTGGTCTACTAGACGGTGCTGTGCCTGAGTTACCAACTCAGACTGGTCCCGCTCTTCCCTTCTGATCATGTGGAAACTCAATTCTCCAAAAGAAGAGCCTGGTGATTACTATCCAGAAACTGAAAATAAAGCAGAGGTCCGTCCTATGAAGTGGTTGTATATTGGCGTAGGTAGTATTGTTGGTATCGCTCACATTGGAGTCTTGGGTCACCTATTACATAGACCTGAAACACCACCAGTCCCTCAGGTCCCAACTATTAACATCCCTCGTGGAGATTACTCTTCATACACTATTGAAGCAGGACCACAGGGATACAAAATTCAATACAAAGCAAATGATCCTGCGATTTTAGAATCGCATAGATCTTTAGCAGTCGATAGTGATAAGAAAGGATTGTTTGGCGGCGGCGTAGAGCAACGTCGTGAGTCTCGCTACGATCAATACACTATGGATGGCACCCGTAACATCGGAGGAGGTGCAATAGGTGAAGTGGGAAAGACAGGAGGTGTAAGCGCCGAGTGTATCGCGGCGGACGCTGGAGCACGCTCACAAGGTGCGATGGCAGGGACCGCAATTAGTGCTGGTGTCATCGTCCCAGCGGTCGCTAACATCCCCTATGTTGGATGGTTAGCATCAGGATGGGCACTTCTCCTGGGACAGAAAGCAGGATCTGAAGTAGGATCGCAAGTTGGTGCGGTATTTAATGATTGCTAATGATCGAAGATATTGCTATTGATGATGTGAATATACCTGATATTCAGGTTTATCAACCACCAGGATGGACAACAAATCCATCATCAATATTTGCTGCACCTCCTGTTACACAGGAAGTTGGTGTACCTGTGGTTGATATGCCTGGTTGTGTAGAAGCACACGAGCAAAATACTAGTAAAGAAAAGAGTGGTATCCTCAGCGAGGATGACCCCAAAGGTGTGAAGGTATATTGTGATGCTGGAGTGCCATCATTCAATCCTTTGGATTACAATAAAGATGAGTTAAAGTTTGAATATGAGGCAGAGGTGCCTAAGGTTGCACCACCTGCACAACCAGAAGTAAAAGCACCCAAAACAGAAACACCTAAGGTCCCTAAACCAAAGTGTCCCACAGAAGCACAGGAATTGAAAGAACCTGTAGGCACACTAGTAGATGGCGGCACAAAGAAAATTACCGAGTATCGTTTAGTTGGAAAAGAATGTATCCCAGTAAAGGAAGATGTCAAGATTCCTGACCAGATTATTCAAGCAATCCCCACAGCAGGAAGTGTTACGACTACAGCATCGATTGCTGTTGTTGCAACAACATCCGCTCTATTAGCAAAACCGTTGGCAGACTTACTATTGAAAGTAGTCAAACCAACGGTCAAGAAAGTTGTTAAAAAGATTGCTGCTATCCGAGGAAAGAAAACTCCTATCGAGTCTTTAATGGAGCGCCGAGGTCAGCAGCGTCAGAGGAATAAGGCGATACGGACTTTAAAAGGACGGGATTAGTCACCTTTGGAATAGAGTGTGAATGTGGTGCGATGTAGTTTTTATTTACTACCACCACATCTTGGCAAATCTTTGCCATCTCGCTCCCAGGTCTAAACATAATTCCCTTCTGCATTAATTCGCCACAATTTTTGAGTCTCGCGATCTCAAAATCTAACCTCTTATTGGCATGTGCTTGCTGCATTAATTGGATATTAGATGCTGCTGCTTGTTTACACAAATCCTGTAGTTTCTTATCGGTAGGTGTACTCCATGTCATAGAGAAACCAAGACCTATACTGTAGTTATCTTTCTGTCCAGTTCTAGTTTTTTTATGAAATAAAATTTTTCCTGGGTTGTCAATAATTCCATCCCCAATATCATTTCCATTCTCATCGGTAGCACCGAAATTATCACTGATATCGTATACGGGATCATCATAATATGGCTCCCAGGGTTTTTGTGAGGAAGCAGTTCCTGTTACATAAGGGGTGAAGTTTCTAGTGGGTCCTTGACACTGGATCCCTCCCCCGTAAGTATTAGTGATATATGGACCTTGTAAAACCTGAATAGCTTGGTTCGTCACTGAGCCTGAGCTATTCGCGATTGGAGATGCTGTTGCACTCACACCACCAACAGTCTCAGCATTGACTGGTGCTGCTACGAAGAGAGCGACTACTGCTGAAATATACTTGTAGTGTCGGTTACGCTTGTCACTTCGGTTACCCTCTGGATAATCGTGTGATTTTGTAAACCTGGAGAAGATAGAGTTTCTGTGAATTGAAACGCTGCTCCTGGTGTTGTCTGTGTGAAAGTTGGTTTGCCTGTTACTCCTGTCCATGATGATGTCACACCGTTAATAGTTACATTGTTTGTTCCTGTCGTAGGTGACAGGTTGCCACTAGCGGTTACGCCAGATCCAGTTGCTGAGTATTGATAACCCGTGGAGTAGTCCATCGAATTGATTGTTTCTGTTATCTTCGATGTTGTCTCCGTGTGGCTCGTCATTGAGCCCTGTGTGAAGTTTGGGACCACGGGGACCGCCTGGGCAGGAGCAAGTATGACAAATGCACCCGCCACATTTAGGGCAGACCAGAAGATCGTCTTTCCAAAAGTCATCATGACCCCCTTCAATCAATTACAGTGATCTCCGAAACGTATTGTCCCGTAGCAGTAGTGCCAGCTCCGCCAGCAGTTACGGTTAATACACCTGCACTGGTTACAGTACCTGCAAGTGTGTCTTTAGTTCCTGCTGAGTAAGAAGTAACTGACCCGAAGTTAGGCATTGCACCTACAGTAGCTGCACTAGTTGGCAGTGCATCAGCTTGTGTATAAGATTGGCTGAAACTAAATGCTGCGCCAGCGGTGTCCTGTGTGGCAGCGATAGTGCCAGGATTATATACACCAGAAGTGATGGTGCCAGCAGAAACTGTGCCTGCAGTTGACCCGTCCGTAGTATCAATATTTGAGCCACTGATACTAAACGAAGAACCCACTCTCGTAGCGGTCGATCTTGCAGCGTCAACAGTCAATTGCACACTTGCTGCATGTTTAGTTACCAAACCACCTGCGTTAGCTGCTGAAGCAGTAGCTAGTATCATTACCAAAGGAATAAATTTACGCATTTTTCCATGGATGAATAGTCTATCTATATGTAGGTCTGGTAAACATTACAATATAGGTTCGGTATAACACACATCTTACAAGGTGTGTATAATGTTAAATAATACCGAATGCCTTCGGGGTTCACACAACAAAACTCGCTTATTAAAGGAGCATAACAAATGACTGGACTGCGTAAGTTCACCACGAAAGATCTTGGTGCCATCGTAGATGCTGCAGAAAGATACAGCGTCGGACTCGATGATGTTTTTCATAGACTACATTCTTACGGGATGGGCACTGCAAACGAATCATATCCCCCATACAATTTAGTGCAGGAATCAAATATTAAATGGAGGATTGAGGTAGCACTTGCTGGTTGGTCGAAGGATGAGATTGAAGTATCTACAGAATCTAACATCCTCCTAATCAGGTCCAAGGCAGCGAAGAATAAAGGAGAAGAGGAATACATGCACAGAGGTATTTCCACTCGCACCTTCGCTAGAGGTTTCAACTTGTCGGATGATGTTGAAATTGGCACAGTCACTTTCAACAATGGATTGCTTGTGGTAGAATTAAGGAGAATCATCCCTGATCACCAGCAACTTAAAGTCTATGATATTCTTGATGAAGTTCCTGAAGGTCCTGAGTCACCCAGTGACTCTGTTTAATGGTCTGTTGGTTGGATTTCTTATCATTATAGGATTGGCACACAACCACGCCCACTACACTATGGAACAAGATGCTGATTCTTATGTCAGAG